GTTAAATCGCAAGCCATTGTTTGTTGTTTGAATTAAAAAAGGGGGCGGGGCAGAACCCACACCCCCTCGTGGTTTAATCTATGTACTCGGATTAAGAGTAGAGAACTACGTCAGTTCCGATACCGTACTGAACACCTGCGAAGAAGCGCAAGATCACACGAATATTATCGCTACCGTCGAGGTCCGACATGTCCAACAGGCGCACTTCGTTTCTCTCATTCAGGAGTCCTGATCCGAAGAAAAGGTTGCTTGATTCAGCAGCAACCATCTTGTTAGAAGGAAGACCGTTAACCATAGCTACACGGATTCCGTCAAAGTACAAGGGTTGGTCACCGTACCACATCGTGCCTTTGTTTTCAACACCATTAGCACCAAGACCTGAAGCACCGAAGCCACCAAGCGCACGCACGTAGGCTTTAGCCACGTTTTGCGGAACGTAGATGGTCAAGTCCTGCTTGCCGTAAAGGGCAGCAGGGATAGCGTCTACAACCTTGCCAAGCTCGGTAATTACGTTAGCAGCCGTTACGGTAGTAGCAGTTACGTCAATAACGTCAGAGTCAGCAGCCATCAAAGACAGGAAGCCAGAGAACTCACCAGCAGAAGCAGCGTTACCATTCCAGATGTTCTGCTCAATCTTTTGGGCAGTCTTGGCAGCAACGTGGGCGATAAGGAAGTCAGCAAAAGAAGCAGGGATGCTATCGTAAGCAGAGAAGCCCATTTGACCACCGATCCAAGAATCGTAGTAGTCTTTCTTGCAGAGTTGCAGGTTAACTTGGAACGGTTCAACCTCAAGAACACGGTCGGTCAAGGTCAAGGTAGACGTAGCGTCAAAGTCGCAAGTAGCGTCTTTTACGATGTCGTTGGTGTTAACCTTTTGCAGGGTGGTCTTGAAGTTTACGTTGGGAAGGATCTCAATGAGTCCCTTGTCCAGCGTGTCTGCGCTCAACAGAGCAGCAGAGATGTACTTGGAGGCAAATTGTCCAGCGTACGAAGTAGTGATTGAAGTGGTCGTAGCCATTTTCGGGTTTTATTATTTGTTAAGACGTGCAAGGACTCGGTCAATCGCCTTTGCAGGGCGGTTAAATTCTACCTTGTTGACTTGCTTTTTTTCGGGGTTGTGTTTGATGGGCTTAGCAGCAGGTGCAGCAGACAGCTCAGCTTTAACGGCAGCCATCTCTTCCTTCTTGGCGTAGCCGCCCATCTCCTCACGCATTGCTTTCATCTCCTCACGCATCATTGCAATCTCCTCAAGGACTTTCTCCACGATGGCTGCAACGGCAGGAGCTTCTTCTTTTACTTCAACTTCAGCAAGCTCGGTAGCAGGTTCTTCAACTGAAGCCTCAACTTCAATCTCTACCTTCTCCTCTACTTCTTCAGCCTTCTCTTTAATTTCAGCGATTACACCTTCTTCAGCGATAACCAATACACGGCCATCAGCAAGGAGATGCTCACCAACAGGAGCAGGAACACGGTCTTCGCCACTAACGACAAATACTTCGTTTCCTGCTTCAAACACTTCAGCCTCAAGAACAGCACCGTTCTCAAGGGTCATTTGCTCAAACTTAACCTCACGAATGGAGCTAAGTTCGGCAAGGATGCGGTTAAGGATATTATTTGCTTTCATATCTAACTAAATAAAAGAGGGTTGGTTGTTTGTTACATTTTATGGGTTGAGTTCTACATCACCTTGACCAGTCAATGAGCCGATGCCCTGAGCAGGAAGAGAGCCATCGCAGCATTTACGTGAGTAGGTATTATCCTTGCATAGGCATCCTCTGTTGCCGCCTCTTGGTGAGGATACGGGTAGCTTTTGTGGTCGTATCATAATTTGCCCAATTCTTTAAGTTTAGATTCAGCCCAACGCTTTGCAGCAAGGCCACCCCATAGAAGGTAGCTAATCGTGCCGCAGGCGGTAGTGTCGTTCTCATCGTAGTATTCTTCGGCTCTTGATAGGTACGAGTACATACGGGTGATGGTTTCTACGCTCACAGGTTTGCCTTGCGCCAACTGCTGCGCTCTCACCTTACCAACAGGCGTAGCACATTTGTTGCCGTTCTTCTCGTTAAGCACGATACCACGCTTGGCGTTAGAGCGTACCGCTTGTGGGTAGTCCGAGTAGGATTCCAATTCCATACGCTTGCCTGACTTCTTGCGACCATCCTTCTTGATGATGGCTACGATTTGCGATAGCAGCAAAGCCGCCTCTTGCTCCTCAAGGCGCTCCATCTCCTGCTTGGCGAAGTTCATCTTGTCAACGAAGTAGCCCTCAATAGAGAATCCCTTGACCTTGCCAGTCTTTACGAAGCCATCCCAAATCTCTGGGTTGTTGACCTTCATGGAAACCATCCACGTACCAACAGGCAATTCAAATCCGTACTTCTTGCTCTTGTCGTGAACCTCATCCTCAATGATCCACGACTCTACAACCGTGAGTCCATCAATGCCTACCTCGTGTTCAAGCGTAGCATTGTTCTGCTTAGCCTTCTGGAAGAACATCTCACTCGCTTTGCGAATGGTGTCTTGGCTGAAGTAAACGTAGAACTCCTCCTCACCATTCACTCGGTAGATGGGTTTATTGGGTACGAGTGCTGCTCCCATTAGGATACGCTTCTCGTTATCCTGTGCAGCGAACTCTACACGCTCGGATTTGAGTGCAATAAAGTCCTCCTCAATAGCAGGATGCTCTACGAGGCTGATGGCATCAATCCCCGTGAGTGCCATCGTTTCATCTAAGATTAGTTCAATAAGTTTCATTATCCGAATGTTGCGGTTCTTACTCGTTGGCGTTGCAGTTGTTGTGCGGTGCTTACATCTTGGCTGACCACATACGCACGGATTGGCTGCTGAAACTGACCACCTATGCTTTGTGCAAGTTGGTTGATTCCTGATTGCCCTACCACGTTAAACTGCGGTGCTTGTGATGCAGCCGTAGGAACGGCAGTAGGTACGCTTGGTGCAGCCGATGAGCTTGAGGGCTTTGCGCTATTGATGTTGCGGATAGATGCAGCAGCCGTTGCAGCAAGAGCCGCCAACTGAATACCCCTGTTGATTGAGCCAAATGGTTCTGGTAGTGAAGTGCTGCTTTTGAATATACCGACTGCTGCTTGCGCTGCATCAATAAGCACGTTTGCTGATGCTACCGCCTTGCTCTCGCCAAACAAAGCAGTAAGCGCACCTTGAACCGCATCTATGCTTTGGTTCATCATTGCCGCCTTAGCATCTGCCGTAGCCTTGTCAATAGCCTTTTGAGCATCAGCAGTCTTCTTGTTGATGGCAAGGATTTCATCGCTCTGCTTTTGCTCAAGGGCAAGACGCTGCTCGGCCGATAGCTCATCCAACTGAAGCAACGCAAAGTATTTGTCACGAACTGCGTTTATCTCACGCTGCTGATCCGTGAGCAATAGGTCATACGCTTGGTCAAGCTTTTGGCTTTGGCTTGCAAGGAATGCTGACTGCGCTTCATCTTGAACCTTGCGGAGTTCTTCTTCTGCCTTTATCTGCTCATCAAGTCGTGCCTTCTCCTCTGCACGTAGGCTTTTTACCTCCGTACCGAGTCTGCGCTTGCGAGCGATGCTTGCCGTTTCTAATTCCTGAACACGGGCTTCGGCTTCTGCTACCTGTACAAGTTGGTCTTCGGATGCCTCGCCTATTGCTACCTGTGCCTTGAGTGCTGTAAGGCGTAGCTTCTGCGTTTTGATTTCAGCGTTGGCTACTTCTTCTTCAAGTGCTGCTGCTCGCTGCACGGCAGCGATACGCTCCTCCGTGCTTTTGGTTAAGTCATCAGCAATGAAGCGTGCCTCTTGAATCTGCTTGTTTGCTTTGGCTCGTTGTACGATAAGCGCACGTTCGGCATCTTCTGCATCGTTTAGTAGTCGTGCGACTCTTGCTCCCTCACGGCCTGCGGCAATCGCTGACTTGCCCAACTCCTTAAGCGCATCAATAGCACCACCTACCTTATCGGTTACGTTCTCAACGCCAAGCGTTACCTTGCCTACCGCATCAGCAGCAACCTTTCCTGCTGCCTTGAACTCACCACTAAATGCAAGGCTGATGGCTTTACCCAGAGCAGGCAGAAGCTCAAGCATCCCCTCTACTCGGTTGGTGATGTTTTCTTTGATGGCGTTGCCGAAGTCAATCAACGCTTGCTTCGGATCGCTGAAGGCATTAAAGAGCGTTTCTCCAAGCGTAACGAGTACATCAGTAAGCTTGCGTACTGCGCCACCGATTGCACCCATTACAACGGCTAAAGCATCACCGCCTCGTTCCGTTTCTTTGAAGTAGGCTACGAGCGAGGTTACTGCTACAAGCAATGCTCCAAGACCAGTAGCAATGATTGCTCCCTTTAGCGTGGTGAATGCAGACACCGCACTCTTTACCCCACCAACTAAACTCTTGAACGCAGATACTGCTCCGCCTGTCCTTTTGTCTAACGCCTCAAGGCCATCCTTGATAGCATCATTAGCCTCTGTTGCTTTCTCTTGGGTCTTCTGTGCCTCAATGCCTACGGCTTTAAGTGCCGCAATAGCGGAGGAGGCATCGCCTTTAATCTCAATTACTTCAACTGCCGCCATTGCAACTTAATATATTCGTTCCATCCTTCGGGTAGTTTGTGCTTGCCTTTGGCGATTTCTATATTCTCGCCTGCACCAATCCACTCATCCGAGTTGAGGAGTTCAATCAAATAACCTAAATACGTCTGCTTCATACTACGTTAAGGAGTTCAAATGTTGCTTTGCCCGTAGTCAAACCCACCTGCACGGAATTGACAATGTACTTGTTGTTGTTCCAGATTACTCCGTTTTGGAGGTTCATAGATAGCATAGCACCAAGCGGTAAAACCGCATCAACCTGAAAGAGCCTACGCCTTACGTTGTAAAGATCGGTGATGTAGTCGCTCCAGTATTCGTTGTATAAACTACGGCTTACGCTTTGCAAATGATATGGGTCAATGTCTGCACCAAAGCACGTGGAGTACGATGCTCCTGCGCTGGTGGGCAGATTTGATGTATTAGCATACCAACAATAGTCTACCTGCCGACTGCTTGTATTGTCCGAGTTAACAAAAGCAACGGGATTGGAGCTGATGTTGTAATCACCATACGAAGCATAAAAAACAACAGGCGCACCTAAGTATTTGTTAAATGTGCCATCCTCGTTTGTATTCTCCGTAATGCTTTTGTAAACAAGTACGTTGGTTAATACTCCTGTGTCTAAATCGGTAAGCCTCTCAAACAATGGACACTCAAACGGGACTTCAATAATAAAATCCTCTGCATCAAATGCAAAGAAGTTGCGAAGGTCACCAAATCCAGTATTGTTTACTTTTTGATATTGGAATCCGAGTATCTGCTCCGTGTCTTGGTATTTGAACTCAATCTCCCTAAATAGCGGAGGTCGGTTTACCGAGTACTCCGTGATGTCAAAGTATTGCTGGTAGTCCTTGTCGCTTCCTGCTGCGTACCAATCATCCAACGGCTGAAGTAAGAACGAGGTAGATGTGGTAGGTACGATGACCATGTTGTACATCTTCAAGATACCAGCAAGAAAGTCCCTTACCTTAATTTCAGGCATTAGGTCGGTAACTATGACCGTGAAGGTATATACCGCAGCAAGCGTCTGGTCTACCGAGAACTCAACACCTGCTAAAGAGTTGATGCCTGAATAGTCCGTGCATTGGTAGTTCATAGATGCTGCTACCTGTGGTCGGATGAATAATTGAATCGTATCACCCTCCGTGTAGAGCAAGTTCTCCATCGTGCTTGTAACCGATGAAGAAGGATGTGCATCTACTAAAACCGAATAATCAAACACACCATTGCGGAATACACCTAATTCGTAGTTCTGGTCTACGTTAGCCATCGTGATGTCAAGGTCGTACTCCTTGCTCTCTGGTACTGTCCACGTTTCGGTGGTCAGATTAAATTGGCTACCGCTGCCTGTGTTTCGGTTGAAGTTAATGAGCTTCCATTCAATGTCGTTACCCGACTCAAACATATACCCCTCAAAGCGGTGAAGCCATAGCGATAGGTCTACGAATGGGTTAGCCGATAAGAATGAACCCGTAAAGGTTATTCCGTATTTTGCTTCTATCGCATCTAAGATGGCGTATGCCTTCATCGCAGGCTTCAACTCGTAGTAGTGAATTCCGTGCGCTTCGCTTAGGCTATGCCAAGCTATATTTGAATCATCGTGACTACTATTACTTGAATTGTAAAACCAATTCTTTACAGGACTCATCAACGGATAAAAGAACGCATTGTCGTACTCGGTAGTGAAGCGATCAAAGATTGCATCATCCGTGTACTCGTGGTCGTATGCGCTGAAGTTTAAGTCATACAGGTAGTCATCACCAAACAAATCAGTAAGGTTTACCAAGCCGCCATAGAACGTAATGTTGTAGGCGTATGGTTCAGTACCCTTTAGTTGTACACCATCAAGCTCTACCGAGCCAGAGCGAAACGGCAATGAGTTGATTTCAATGAACGCATCTTGGCGGAAGCGAGCATCAAACGTGCCACTAAAATCGGTGCGGTAGTAGTATCCGAAGATGGCGTTATTCGTTGGCGTAGCAGGAATGGTGAACCCTTGCGTGAAGTCGGTGAACACCTTGCTGATGTCCTGAACATTCTGCACCGAGATGTTGAGGTTTATCTCCTCATCTTGGAATACATCAAGCCGTTGACCATTGACATAAATATCAACCTTATTCATCGTACAAGCATCCGTTGGTCAAACGCATAGGTAAAGCTCATCGTGTAGTTGATGGTCTTGTCGTTTACCGACTTCTGGTAGTCAATGCTTCCACGATTCGGAACGATAGCAACCCATTGCCCATCTTCGTATACGGCTACCTTCTCGCTCATCAAGATCTCCTCCATAATAGCACCATACGACTCATCCACGAAGCCCGTGTTGAGCGTTAGCGTGTTGCGAGAGTTGATATTGAACGATTGGTATTTGCCGTTCACGTAGTTGACATCCGTATACGCATCCGCATAGATGCTCTTTTGGTATTGGTCTTGTGTGAAGTTACCTTGCTCGGTTGACTTCTTGAAGAACGTCAGGTAGTCAGATACCCCGTACTTGTTTACGAACTGAATGAGGTATGGGTCGTACTTAGGCTCGCATACCACTTCAAAGTCGTAGGCTACCTTGTCATCATTACCGCCAAGATCATCTACCGCTTCGCATAAGCAGCCAAGTGCTTCTACCGTTCCGCCATCAGCCTTCACTCTGTCATTGTAGCTGATGCACTCGTTATTGACAAGCAGGTTGATGGTGTAATCATCGGTAGGTGTTATGCCCAAGAATGTTGCTACGTTGGTTACCCCACTCGGAATGTAGATGACCATCTGCGTAGAGGTCGTGGTTGTGTTAGCCCATCCCAATTCATCCTTTAGCGAGAACCAGTATTCTACACCATTAATCTCAATCGTGAATCCGTTAACGCCTGAGTAGGTGTTGTAAGATACCGCAAGGCTCTGCGAGTTTCCTGCAAGCACTTGGAATGGGCGTGAAGTAACAAGTCCTGCTTGAGTGACTCCTGCGTTCTGGAGTTCTCCTAAAGACTTATAGCCATCAAGAGCCAAGAAGTAAACCGTACCAATTAATCCGCTTTCGGGTGCTGCTCCGTTGTTAGAATAAGTCCAGTCACCTGTTCTGCGTACCCATACCGCTTCGCCTGTTTCGGATGCGCTTGGCTCGGTGATGAATGCCTTACCGAATGGATGCTGAAACTTCTCACGGATCAGGTCAGACACCTCAAAGTTGATGACCTCGTTGATGGAGTAGTTCTTGGATAGCGTGTAGGTGGTCGGGTTTACTACGGGCGTTTGTGTTCCCGTGTATGAGCTGATGTTCACGCTCATCGCATCCAGCGAGTCGTTGGGTAGCGTGTTGTTCTTTCCCGTGATGAAGATGGGGCTGCGAGCCGTAGCGATAGACGCAGGAGTCGCTGAAACAGGTATACTCATTTTCTCAAAAATTCTTTAAAGTCATCGGGGGTAAGTGCGTATGCCTCTATTAATTCAGCAGGCAACTTTTTAAATGCGATGTTGAATGGGCGTGAATAGAAGAACGTGGCAGGTATTCCCTTTTGGTATATGCTTCTTGCGATAAGGAATGCCGTGCTATCGTAGCTCATAAATTTTCCGTTCTCTTGGCGGAACTGAATGCGTCTTGAGCGTACCCACTTTTGTATGGCTGCGGTAAGGCCACCCTTTTGACCTGTGCCTGTGCCGAAGCGAAATGGGCTTTCTCGTGTGTTGATTGGTGAGGCTATCTTACCACGCACACCCTTGTCTTGATACTGACCATAGTCAAGCATTGATAGTGATGCCGTAAACGACTCGCCACTCTTGGAGGCTTCAGCATTCCATTGGATGCTATTGTAAAGCTCTTTACTTACGTTCCTGTTTTGACGGGTGAGGTTTGCTCTCGCCTGCTGCACAACGTATTTTCCGAACTTATCAAGCACCGCTTGTATGCGCTCCTCCCGTGTCATTAGCAAACGCTGATTTCGGTGTTGGCAAGCAGCACATCAAACGTAGCAGTCCATCCAGCAAGCAGGTTCTCAAAGCGTTCCAAGAACGGAGTGCAGGTTGGGTTACCATCTAATTGGTACAAGTCAGAGTACAAAGTGCCTCTGCGTAATTCTTGCACCACATCGTTTATTACTGCGAGTTGGGTGTTGAGTATGTCTTGTACGTTAGAAGTGCCGTAGAAAGGCTCTGGTTGCGCTCGTGGGTCTTCCTTTGTGTCATCAACCACATCCATGCAAACGAGGCTTACGCTCATCCGTACCACCTGACCTTCAAAGGTCGCTTGGTTTACGATGATGTGGCTCAATGGGAAGATGGTCTGCTTGTTCAAATCAATGTCAAATAGATCACCTGTGGTGACTACGTTGACTTGGCTATGTGCTTCAAGCGTATCCTTGAGTTTGGTGGTGATGTCGTAAAACTGCCTCATTTCATAGATTTCTTTAGGATGTCGTTTTCAACTTCTTGCTTTTGCTTTTCAAAGGTGAGGAACTGAAGGCACTCGTGAAGTTCAAGTTTTGATATTTCGGATAGCCTTCTAACATCTCCTTGAGCAAGCTGATAGAATGTCGCATACCATCCCCATCGTTTGTTAAACTGCGATTGGCGGCTGAACTCGTTGTCTTGTTCTCCTCCAAATAGTTCATCGTAGCTTGCAATAGTTCGTTCCCTAAACGATAAAAAAAAAGCACCGCACCCATTACTACATCCATCGGGGCTTGCTTCATCAGCTCCGCATATTTGCTTGCTGACTCGTATGGCTCTATTAAATATCGGCTCTTGACCTTTGACGTGATGGGTCGGTACAATACCGCCATAGTCTTATGCAGGCTCTGAACATCCTGAAGGTAGGTGTCAAGGTCTACGAACTCACCGTAGGTAATATTGTCAATCTCTGGTATAAAGCCGTACTCATTTTCTCCAAGTTTAAAACTCGGGGTTAGATTCGGCTTTTGCTCAAGCATATCTTGGATATGTTTGGTGATGTGGCTCACATCCTTGATTCGCACATTGGGCAACTGCGATAACGGAAGGCCGCAGAAGATTTCCAGCATCTTGTGGGTAAGGAACTCCTCATCACCCTCAAGCCGAGCAAACCTTTGGTATTGCTCAAGGGTGATCTCCGATAGGTCGGTTGGTACTACTACTTTCAGTTCCATCTAATAAAATAACCTTTAGAATTTAGCGTATAGCATACCTGCCGTAGTTCGGCTTAGATAGCTTGTTGTATGTTGCGTAGCGCATTGCATCAATGGCGTGGTCAAACGCATTTATGGGCTTGTTCAGCAGGTTTCCGTTCTTGTCTTCAGTCCACTTGTAGTTCTGCATCTCTTTGATTAGGTTGCTGCTTCGTGGGGTAACGAATAGCTTGTGTCGCTTCAGTACATCAATACCCACTATGACGCTATCTGCGCCCTTCTGCGTGGGTTTTACGTTCCATCCCATACGATGCAGCTCCTCAATGGATTTGGGTTCAGCAGAGTCCGCAAATATTTCCGTGCGCCTGTCAAGGTTTAGGTCTTTTAGCCTGTTGCTGATGTCGGGGTTTGTGAGTCCTGTTTGGTAGATGAGTTCATCAGCGTACAGATTATCTCCCGACTTGTACACCGCAACAAGCGAGGTGGGGTCGTTGGTGTAGCCGAAGTCCATCCCGTAAGCAAGCAAGGTTGCGTCAGCAGGTATCTCGTTCATCCCGAATTGGAAGATGGTGGCACGGCTCATACCACGCTCACCCAATCCGTAGATACGCCAGTAGTCCTCATCGGTTGTTGCGAGGCGTTCAATCTCTGCTACGATGGAGGCATCCAAGAACGGATTGTCTTTGTAAGTACTTTGTATGTACGTTACATCATCACGGGTTAGCAGTCGGTCGTATATCCAGTGGAAGGCATCTGATGGGTTGTAGTCAATCCATATCTTGCCTGTGGTGCGAACCAAGAGCTGGAAGAAGTCCTCCCAAGATAGTTCGTTAGCCTCGTTGCAGAATAGGTAGTCACGTCTTGCTCCACGCTTCTTCTGCGGTTGGTCAAGCGAAATGAACTCAAAGAGGTTGCCGTTGAGCGTGTAGGTGTAGTCGCTCTTGTTGTGGCGTGACTCATCGTACAAATCAAGTTTGTTGAGTATCTCAAAGAAGTCACGGTAGGCCGTCATCTTGAGCGATGGCAGCGACTTGCGCACAATGGAAAAGACCTTACCCTTCTCTTGCATTGCGATGACAATTAGCATCTGCAAGATGGAGTAGGTCTTACCTGAACGAGATCCTCCCTGATTAACTACTATCCGTGTAGGTGCGGTGTAGTTCCTTTCAAAGAGTTCACTTGTCTTGACTTGGAGTACGGACAATCTCTACTTTGATTTGGGTGAGTTCATCTGCTGCTTCGTGGGAGTTCTCCACCCGTGCAAGCTTGGGTGTTGTGTACTCCGCCATCTTGTTCAGCAGGTCAAGTGCGCCCTTCGGATCATCAGCAGCTACCTGTGTGAGCCATAAGGTCATATTGTCAAGGTTGGCTTCAATGAGATTCTGGAACGCCTCACGAATCTTGTTGGTCGTTTTGTTTGCTGCTCCCTTTGGTTTGCCCGCAGGGTTGCCGCTTACTCCTTTTTCAAATGGCATTGTATGGAATTGTATAATTCAACTAAATAACCCGCTTTGATAAGTGGTGGTTGTGAACTTCAGATAGGTACTCCTCTGATAGCTTTGTTCCAAAGTCTGCTTCGTGATGACAAGATTGGCATAGTGCCATAAGATTCTCTATGTTATCTCGTGTCTTGCTTCCACCCATCCCTCTTGGTCGGATGTGATGCACCGCATTCGCCTGTGCTTGACAGACTTCGCAAGGAATCCACGAGTTTGTATCGTAGCCCATCCCCTTTAGGTAGACTTTGGTGTGGTTCTTCATAGTCCGCAGTATCCTGAATCGCAAGAGTTGAAGTCATCATCAAATAGCGTATGCTGCGATTTGTGTGCTTTGATTTTTGCGTATGTTGTTTCTTTCTTCCATTGCGCTCCGTGTTGCTCCTGCTCAATGAACCAATCAAACTTATTGGGAGCTTTGTCACTCATATGCTTGAGGAGCATTGGGCTTCGGTGGAAGCATCCCACGCAGTTGTTCATATAGGCAAAGCGTACAGGCTTGTCTTGCCAATAGGCTTCAATGGTGTCTTTGTAGATATTGTCTTCTATCAATGGGAACTCTGCTATACGATAGGCAACGTCTTTCCATTTGTTTCGGCTCTTGCTCTTTCCGACAATCACCTTTGCGTATTCAATGCCTTCAGTTTGACGGAGCAGCATACGCTGCGCTCGTTCCTGTTCGCTCGCACGAAAGCCCATACGCATCCTTACGGGTAGTTCGGTGTTGTCGTAGAGCCATTGGGTGATTGGCTTCACCTTTAGTTCGGTGGTGCAGTAGCGCATCATCACATTCGGAAGGTAGCGGTACTCCGTTCCATCAGGCTTTGTCCCTCTTGTAGAGGCAAGGACATCCTCAAAGGTCTTGGGGCTTATCCATTGAATCTTGCGCCCTATGTATTGCTCAAGGTCAAGCATCGTGTAGATGATTTCATCTTGCTCAAGCGTTCCAATAAATTCGTGTCCTATGCGGTCGGATACTTGCTTCCTTATTGACGCATCTGGAAACAAACACTTCTCGCTATCGGTACGCACCAACGAGAATAGCTCAATATCGGCAGGATAGTGTACCGCCATAAACGATGAGGTCTTACCTCCCGATAGTGAGTTTACTGTTTTCATCGCAGAGCGTTGTAGTAGCAAAGGTAAGCATCTACGCAGATGAGCGTTCCTTGCCTTGCTGCTGCGTTAGCGAATAAACCATCCGCCTCATAGATATTCTCAAAGCGCAGCTTGGGAAGGTGGTATGGTTTGAACATATAAGATGCGGTGTCTATGTTCCCGATTGCTGGTTGGTCGGTAGGGCGAAGCCTTCCCTCTTGTCCCCACGTTACGATTGAGGAGTCAAGGTTATGTAGGCTTGACCATTGCTCGTTGAACTTCGGGTGTAGGATGTTATCATCATCCAAGTAGTATACCCAGTCATCTTGCGTGAATTGGTCTTGGTATAGGTCAAGGAACTCATTGCGTAGGGGGTTACCCCAATGTCCTGTTTTTTTTGAGTAGTGGGTTACGTTTGCGCCTGTTGCTTCTTTGAAGTCGGTAGAGGCATCCATCATCACCACCCACGTAGCCCATTCAGGAATGTACTGCTTGATGCGTTTGAGATTTTGTGGGCGTGAGCAAGGGGTTACAATGTAAAGCATCGCAGTTCGTTTATTTTGTCCATTGTGAAATCCTGCACGTACTCGTATAGAGATTCGGTTAGGTCTTGGACTTGGTTGGGGTTTTCGTTTAGCCTCTTGATTGCTCCTGCCCATTCGCTTGGGTGATTGATAGCAATGCAGTTTTCTTTGGTGATGTAGGGTTCGTAGGGATGTGTGTTGCTAACAATCAGCGCACACTTGCTGAATCCCGCCTCAAGCATCTTTAGGTGTGATTTGCACTTAGCAAACTCGCTTGTCGTTAACGGCACAAGGCTAACGTCAAAGTATTCGTATAGGCGATGGTAGTGCGTAGGAGGCATCGTGGGTAGCTTGTATGCTGCTTTCATCATATCGGGGTAGTTATCTACCTCCGCCACATACGATTCGTAACCAGATAGGTCAATGGTTGAATCTCGGATGTCAGCTTGGTGGTGGTTTCCTCCGATGTAGCCGAAGCGCACCTTCTCTGATGGCTCTCGGTTTATCTGCCAAGTGGGTACGCTGATGGCATTGGGGATTACTCGGATGTTGGTGTTGTACTTCTTCACCTTTGAAGCGAGGTGCTTGTTGGTTACCCATACCTCATCTGCTGCTTTCATAGACCGAATGATGCGGTCTTTCATCTGCCTTCCGTAGAATCCGTTGAGGGGATGGTTAGGGGGTAGCACCCACCAGTCATCGTTATCAATGATTAGCTTGATACCCTCCTTGCGGCAGAGCCTAACGAAGTCATCAAACGGCTCAACAGGGAATGCACGACTTGAGAAGAAGTGAGTGATCTTAGGCCATACCTCAGGCTCAATGTCCGTTATCTTCTCAACGAACATTACGTCTGCCTCTTGGTGGCAAATCAAAGGGGCAAACACACGATGGTATGCTACCCCTGAGTTTACCTTATGGAAGGCCACAACGAACGGCCTACTCATAGTGTTCGCCTGTGTTGCCGTTCTGCCCGATGATGTCCATGCGTTTGTTCATTTCTTCTTCGTTACGCTCCCACTCACGCTTGGCGTAGCGTTCAAGATATTGAACCCACATACGAGCAGCTATTGCTTGGCGTTGGGGTTTAAACGGATAGATGCTGCGTAGGCGAGCCATTGCTATCCGAACAAATTGCTCTCTCATTTCTCGTTGGTGTTAAAGGTTTTCAATTTCCTTGTAGTATTCTCTAACCTCATTTTTAGTTAGGGGCTTTACCCAATCCTTGCTTGCATATACAGGCATTGATTTTCTGCCGTGAGGCTCTACTACAATTTCATCTTTATCGCATTGTGATTGTAATTCCACATCAGATACTGATGCAAGAACCCATACCAATGTTTCGTTTTTTATTTCGTCAGTTATTTTCATTTCTCGTTGGTTTTAATCTCCCAAAAATTCATACTGCCTCTTTTTTATTTGAACGCTTGAGCCGTTGTCTGTCCACATAATATCTCCAACTTCACAAACCATCCAGTCTTCTACTCTGTTTACTATGTATGCTTTGTTGTCTTTTCCAACAATGTAATACTTTGTTATACTGGTGTGAGATAACCAGCCTCTCTGTACTTGTTGTATTGTATATTTTTTCTTTACAGTTATAGCTCTCCAAGTTTGCGAATCTGAGTTTCTGCAAAATATGCAATTGCATACAGATTGAGCTGCTACCTCCTGAAAGTTAATTAGCATTACAATTGCAATAAGTGATAATTTTAGTTTCATTTCTCGTTGGTTTTAAAGTTCTCCAAAGATGGTGTACGAGTCAATGTCCTCACCCAAGATAAAGAACTGCTTGTAGAGTTGGATGGCCTCAAGCGTTTTTCTTTCGCCTTCTGCTACAAATTCAGGAGTGATGGAGTAGATACCCACATCCAAGCTCGCCTTGTCAATAGCGATGAAGTAGAACTTGTCAATCGGCACACCGAATAGTCGGGTGTAGATGAACGCCTGTACATCGTAGCCGTACTTCTTTGCTGAGTAAGGGAACGCCCGTAGGTCGGTTGTTGTTTTCAGATCAGCCAAGAAGCCATCAGCGATGATGTCTGCCTTTGCTCGGAATGGAATGCCCTCAATCAATCCGATTGCAGGTTGCTCAAACTCGCAGCCCTGAATCATTGACAAAAAGTATTCGTTCCGAAGCAGGGCATCAGCAATGCGCTGCGCTTCATCCATCTCCTTACGGGTGCAGATGTTGCGTTGGCCTTTTGCTTCTTGCCACGCCTTTGCGTTCTTGCTCTGCACCTCAATCACGTTGTACTCCTCCACACGATGCGGCTCAAGCGCCATCAGGTGAACGAGCCTACCTACCGAGAAGGCATCTGAATCCTCGCTGCCGTACTTGGTGACGTAGTGATAGGTCTTTGGTGAGGTTAATAATAATTTACACGCTGAAGATGACAGGGCATTCTTTGAGAGGTTGCCGTAGTAGAAGTCATCATCGTGCATCTTGGATTTGATAGTTTCAAGATCCCAAGTGCTTCCATCAAGTAGTTCTATAATTTTCATTGTTGATTGGTTTTGAATAAAGGTAAACAATTTTTTGCAACTTCCGACACAACATCAACGGTTACTGCGTTGCCGCATTGCTTGTAGCGTTGGGTATTGCTCATTGGTTTGACCACACCATCGTAGTTGCCAAAGGCGGTATGGTTATCAGGAAATCCCTGTAAGCGTTCGCATTCAATAGGGGTGAGCCTACGGATTCGGTATCCTTCTACTACTGCTTGGTTGCAGCTCGTTTCAAGCGTTTGGGCTTTCTGCTTTCCTACACGGCCTCTGCGAGTTTTGCTCTCAGTACGAGAAGTGTAGATGCTATCACCGATTGTTGCTTCTTCGTAGCCTTGAGAGGTGGCTGACTTGACTCGCAGAATGAGATCACTCTTTCCTTTATTTAGAGCAGGCACAATACCATCAGCATCGTAAACTCGGTCTTGCTGATAGGGTTGTGTTCCACTATTGGAGTCAAGTTTAGTTCCGATTTGTTTTATGCTTGGCTCAAGAGCTTTTCTGCCGTTTGCTGCGATAGGAAATACTCCTCGCCAATCTCCTCCTGTGGTTGTAGAATATCCGACAAGGTATATGCGCTCTCTATTTTGGGGTAGAAACCAACTTGTATTAAGCAGTTGCCATTCAAGTCTATAACCCCCAATGTTGGTAAAGGCTTGGATAATTGCCCAAAAGTCTGCGCCATCATTTGAGGAGAACGTCCCTTTAACATTTTCCCAGACAAATACACTTGGTCGGCATTCGCTAATAAGGCGGATTGCTTGGAGGATAAGAGAACTTCTTTCTCCTTCCATCCCAAGTCGTTTTCCTGCCAATGAGAAATCTTGGCAAGGACTTCCAAAAGTGATGAGGTCAATTCGGGGAAGGTCTGCTCCCCGAACATTTGTAACTGATCCGACATAAGTAGAGGTTGGGAATTGATGTTTGTAAACTGCGATAGCGTGTTGGTCTATCTCCGAGAAGTAGGATGTCACTTCGTATCCTGCTCTCTCAAAGCCAAGATGGAATCCACCGATTCCGCTAAACAGGTCAAGCTGATTAATCTTCATAACGCTGCAACCAAAATTCTTCTTCGGTCTTGGCACTATCGTACTGCACCTTGCCCGTGAAGTAGGCTGATTGTATGTGCATCTTTTCAATGTGAAGGTAGGATTCCTTTGTGGCATCGCTGAATTCGGGATGGTTCTCAAAGAACACGGTGAATGGTGTTTTCATTTTAGTATTCATCTGCGGCTACTGACGTTGCCCAATTAATCCACTTGTAGTACAACTGCATATCCATCTTGGTAGGCGGGTTGCTGATGTGTGAGGTCGGATATGCGGTGGTGTTGGTGTAGCCATCCTCGTTGTAGGATTCTTCCTTGTACTCAATAATCATCTCGTACGTGTACATCTTCATTGGTGATTCGTAGCCAAGCCACTCAGCAAGATATTCTTGATCGGTTCCTGCTTCTACGGCATCCCAATAAGCCTGTGGCATCTCGTGAGAGTCCTCAAGCCACATCTGAAGGTCATCAATTTCAAATAGCATTACAGTCCAGCAATTAGTTCAACAATAGCCATTGACCCCATAAGGCCGCCAATGATAACGATAGAGGCAATGAGCTTCGCAAAGAAGACTTTGACTTGGTGTGCAGAGATTTGATTCATTTTGATTGGTTTTTAAAATTATCCGATGTAGCAATTCTTGAAGGTCATGGAGAATCTACCTTCGGCTTTCTCAATAGACTTTAAGTAAACCTTTGTTAGTGCTTCAGAGAAGTTGTCAGCAGCAACTGAAGTGACAAAGTCAAACAGGTCGTTCTCAAAGTAGTTGACCTCAAAAGTGTAAAAAGTTTTCATTGTGATTGGTTTTTAATGATACCCAAATGTATGCAGGTTAATTGAACCAACAATAGGCCATTCCTAAAAATCAAGCATTTGCATCAAAACAAATATTCATTGCATAAAAAAGAGGGCTATTTGCCCTCCTTCCATTGTGTGTAGCAAACTGCTATCGCTTGGTCTTTGTCTGGATACTCGCTTCCGATGGCTTCCATGCAACGCTGGATGTAGTCGGATTGCTTCTCACCACTTTGCGGCTTGGGGATTGGCATACTTTAGGATTTTAAATGAAACTAATTTTTCAAGGTCTTGCAACTCAAGGCGGCTGATGATGTCTTGCCTGCCTGCTCGCTGATACCATTTTCTTGTAGCCTCTTGCTTTGTCACAAATACAGGCTCAACAATCTTCTCGGATAGCCGTGCGAGTTCCGATGTGCGTACCATCACAAACCCACCAAGCTCAGGCATATCAAAAGCGATATACTCCGCCTTGCCATAAAGCCATCCAGCATCACCGTTCACGTTTTTGAACTCCACCCATATTGTATTGGGATGGTTGCCACCTTTAACGTCTACCGATGTTTCATCGTTCAGTCGGGTGACAAAGTAGTCAATGTGATCGTAGATGTCGGTGTTGCGGTCTGACTTCTCGCAGGAATACCCAATCGCCTCACAAGCCTCAACGAAGCGTTGTGCGGTGAGATCACCTACTTGATTGGAGTATTGCCTGCGCTCTTTACTGACCATAGGCGTTGTATAAAGCCTCAAGCTCTTGCAACCTACCACGCATACAACTGCCGCACGAAGTGGGCTGCACCTTGTCGTTGAATACTCGGTTGTAGATTTTATTCAGTTCAACCTGCTCAAACGCAGTCACCACATTGCGGCCTTTCATCTTACCGATGTATTCGTACTCGGTTTGGGTCAAGCACTCGGGCTTACGATAACGGAAGATCTTATTGAGCTTCTCCTTACGGGCATCGCATCCGCAGTCAACGCCTGTTGCTTCGCTGAACCAGTCAACGGCAGCCTTGATGCCTGTGGCGGTGGTGATTTTCTCTATCGTATCGCCAAGACCTTCACTCCTCTTTGGCTTCCTTCCACGCTTGGTAGCTTCCGTTGCAGTCGGTTTGGATTCGTTCTCTTGCATTTTTTAGGGTATTAAAGATTGAACGTGCTGAGATTTTTGTTTTGTCTGCGAGCGTTCTAATGCTCATATCGGTGTTGTGGTACAGGTCAAATATCTTTCTGTCGTACCAATGCCAATCGGATGCCTGCTCCCATATCTCATCGTAGAGGGCAACCATCTGCACTTCGGCTTCTTCGTTAGCCTCCTCAAAGATCAGTTCATCTTCAAGTTGGCTGACGTCTACAAACTCAATGCGGCTCTTTGCCTTCATCAAGGTTGCATACATATTGCGAAGGGTAACGTACACGAAGAAGGTATTTACCTCTTGCTCGTTGTACATTATTTTCTCAGGCTCTCCCACGTATTTGTACAGGCGAACGTACATCTCTTGGACTATGTCGTTGGCAAGGTCTTGATCTGCACCAAAACTCTTGACCATCCGAATCCAGTCGGTGTGCCGTTCAGCAAGTACGTTTAGGAGTTCCAAGATATTTCAAGCATAAATATGCCGAGTGCTACCTGAACCTGTTGGATTGTTTCTTCTTCATCAAGGTATTCGGTCTTTGACCAGTTAACACCAAGAACCAAGCCGTAGATGGGGTAGAAGCCTACGTTAAAATTCATCAAATGTCTTTTTCAGGGTTAAATATAGTTCTTTATATTTAATTAACTCGTTAACGACATCGTTGAGTTTTTTGATTTCATCCTCAAGGGACTTCAAATCTACCGCATCCAGCACATCAATCGGGTACTCATCACGAATCTCGCAGGCTACTTTGTATGCCCATCGGTAGTCTTTGTAATTGAGTCTTGATTTGTGTTCCTTTTGGGCGTGTACTACGGATGAGTGGTCACGGTCAATGATGCTACCAAGTTCCATCAGCGTGGCTTTGTGTCGGTAAGCGTTGATAAATGCGCCTCTTGCGAGCGTGTATTCTCTTTTGCGTGTGTCCTTGTCATCAAGTCCAAGACGTGTCATCAAAGCATTCTTTGCTCGCTTGAGTTGTTGTAGTTCAAAGGCTCTCATTGCTTTTTGTATGTGTTTTTGTAGTATGCTTCGGCTTGGTCATTAGTCCATTGAGTATGTGGGTAGTCATCAAATACTCTTTGTCCTTCTATATGCGCATCTTCAATCTGCTCCTTCTCTTTCTCAAGCATTAACTCCTCATCTATTAAAAGGTAGTTCACTACTTGTTCAGGTGTTAAACCTGATTTAAGTAATTCGTAAACAAGCTGCATTGATGTCTTTTTCATTTGCATTTACAGAGTGTTGCTCTGCCCTCTTTAGTGGTTTCTATTATTTTGGTGATGGATACTTCAAAGTGCTTGTGGTCGGATAGCCTCTTGAACTTAAAGAAGCTGCACCACTCCACAAGTTTGTCTTGGTAGTCTTGGATGATTTGGTAGTCCAAGCAGATGTAGTCAACGCCATCCACACGGAAGCATTCGTACTGCTGAAACGGAGAGAAGATCTGCTTCATAGATTGTCCTCAATAATTCGTTGCAGGCGTTCTATCTCCATCACCATCTCCTCATTGTTGATTCGGAGTTGTGCGTTTGCAAGCATCACCTCGTTGAGTTTGCGGTTTGCGAACAATCGGTAGTCAATAAATTGCTGCAAGAGTTGGTCTGCGTTATGGCAGTTCATCACGTGGTCAAGTAGTTCATCCTGCACTTCCCTTCCGTTGGATTTGTCTGCTGCTTGATGGGCAAGCCAGATAGCCGTACCCGAAAGCATCAGCTGCTTCTCCCTAATGTACAGGTCATGGAGTTCTTCAGAAGGGTACATCATCGGGATTGATTAGTTCAACAGGCTCATCTTTCTTTTGCGTCAACAAATTACGACCATTCATCTTAAATCCTACGTTACCAATCATTGATTGCATAACGAGTGGTGTGTCAAGAGGTGTTACCCTTCCGCCTGTTTCCATCTCCTTTACCTTACGCACGTGGACGTGGGTGTATATCCAATCCGTTTCGTGCTGCGAATAGCGGTGGATGATGACTACGGCATCAGCACGGTTTCCCCACTTGCCGCCTCCTTCAATATCCGAAGTCATCGGAGGAATCGGCATACCCTCGTATGGGTGGCCTTTGTAGTGAGTCCTACGCATCGCCTCCGTAACGGGGTGGGTGTTTACAATCGTAGTTACGTTGTTCTTGTGGGCATATACCCGAATGGCACTTGCCACCTCGTAGTGGTATTCGTGCATCCCTGTCTTGCCGAGTTTCTTCTGGTCGGTGGTGAGTGAGTTGTAGGGATCAATGAGCGCACCTGTATAGTCCCATTCATTCTTGATGGACTCCATCACCTCAATCAGATCAAAGGCGTTAAATAGCCTGTTGCCATCAATGAATTGGAAGTACTCGTTTATCCAGTCAAGCTTGCGGTGCATCGTGAGTTCATCAATTCCTTGAATGGGTTTGCACACCATAAACTCAATGAGCTTGCGCTTGAGCGATGCGACCTCGTTCTCTGCCGAGTAGATCAACCACTTCTTACCCATATTGTAGGACTGCAAAAGCATCAGGTACATCAGCGTGTGGGTCTTGCCCACGTTAGCGTGGCCTGTGACTACGATGAACTCGCCATCCTTGAAGCGGATGTACTCATCAAGTTCGTAGACACCGAGTTTGCCTGTGTCAAAGTATTTGCCCTTCAATGCCCTTTGAAGGTAGGGAAGCGAGGCTTCGTTTGGTAGTAAGTCGGGATGTTTCATATTCTGATTGGTGATGCTAATATACAAACATAAGTCAAATAAAAAAGCCTCCCGAAGGAGGCTCTTACGCAACGTCCGAAGAAACCAATCAGAACGGACTCTCGTTGCGTGAAGCAAAATGCTCTTGGTGAGTGGTGGTTGATTGGTTACCGTTCATCCACTCATTGAATGTTGCTGCGTTAGCCAAGATAGTATTGACATCGTGACCTGCGGCACAAGCGTACTCCACCGCAGCCTTCAAAGCTACTTGGCGGATAATGGAGGCGGAGCGTTCATCACCTGACACTTTTGAAGTATTGGCGAAGCTGCCTCCTGTACCTCCACTAAATCCACCAGTAAATGGTTTATTGATTTTGATAGTACCCTTTTCGTTCTTGGTGTAGTCCACCTCATCGCCTACGGCATAAGATGGGGTTGGTGATTTGGCGAAGGCCGTTCCGAAGTCCCCGTTATCAAAACGGAGTTCCAACTTAAACAGGTCTTGCCATTGCCCTTTTGGGGTGATGCTTACGATTTTTGCCATTGTTAGATTGGTTTTAAATGAATAGAATTGCTTGCTGCTCCAATACTTCAACCTTTGCTTGAAGCTCAAGGACTTTTTCTTGGAGTGCTTTGATTTGCGCCTGCTGAACTTGCAGCGCTTGCGTGTAGGTTTCTTGAGAGAGTGATAGTGTCATTGTGATTGGTTTTTAGTTTGACAAATATAATCAACTTTGGTTAACCACCAAACCTTGAAAGGTAATTTCTGCGGTGTCGGGGTGAATCTCTGGATCGTGTTCCATCTTCAGCTTACGCACATAGGCTCTTGAGTCATCCTTTACGCCACCCCATTTGCGGAATGCGTCAAGCGCAAACTTCACCGCCATTATGGAATTGTCAATGTCGTAGCGGTAGTTGACCTTGCAGGTGATGTAGACGTGCTGAATGGGTACGCAGTCGTACTCATTAAGTTGGGCAAGTACTTCAGCGCAATGCTTGTCCTTTGCCTTTGCACGGACTGTCCAATGCTTGGATGCGTAGAAGGCGTTTAGGCTTGGGACTTTGCCCACAACCACATGGTAGGACTTTAGTTGTCCTGTTGTAGGTATCCACATTGGATGGCGAAGTGGAGGTCAAGTTTGGCTATCTCCGAGAGAAGCTCTTGCTCTTTGTATTTCGCCTGTTGGCGAGCCTCGTAGGTTGAATCGCAGTTAGCAAAGAGCGAAGCGCACTCCTCAAGGATGAAGTCAATCTTTCTGCGTTTGGCGGGGTTAGTATAGTACTGCATACTCAACTGATTTGACTTCGCTTGTTGTGCTTGTTGCTCGTTGCTCATCTTGGACTGATAGGTGGATTTGGCGTTCTAATTCAAACTCAAG